TGGTCGTGATACGCGCGGCACCGAATCCGACGATCACCTGATAGTTCGACCCAGTCGTCGGCGAGGAGTTGTTCCCGGTCAGACTGCCGAGCAGGAAGCGGTCCGCAGTGGTCGGGTCCCACACAACCGCCGCCGCGCAGTCTTGCGTCCCCGGCGTGCCCGTCACCGTGCTGTGGATCGCGATGCCGTCGAGCGCACTCACCGACATGGAGTTCGACGTGTCGTTGCAGGTCGACGCGCCCGCGTTGATCGTGCAGGTCAGTGCCCCGTCCGAACCGGCAACACGACCCGTGAAGACGCGCGTCGCGCCCCCCGCCACGTTCGTGTTGCACCAGGCGTAGAGCTTCTTGATCGCACCCGCGACCGGCGCGACGAGGATGTTCTCGGTCGAGTCGAACGTCCAGTCGGCGAACGGCACGAGGTACGCGTTCGAGCTGCCCGTCTGGTAGTAGGTCGCCGGCAGCACGTACTCATCGGCCGTCGTCGGCGAGAAGAGGAGCGAGAAGCGCGGGCTCACCGATGCCGGAGTGCCAGACGGCGTGCTCTGCAGGCCGATCCGATCGCCGGCCGAGACGGCGGTCGAGGTCGCGACCTGGCAGGTGGTCGCCGAATCCGAGATCGTGCAACCGGACGCCGTGGCTCCGTTGATCCGGACGTTGAACGTGTAGGACTTGCCGGAGCCCGGCGCGACGTCGAGGACGACCCGGAAGTTGTAGACGGTCCCGGCAGCCGAGAGGAGACCCATCCGCTGGACTTCCGTCGCGACCCACGTTCCGATGGGCGGGAACGAGTTGTAGACGGTGACCGAGGTGTTCGGCGACGACGTCGGATCGCCGAGGAACGCCTGCGGCGGGTTGAGCGTGGTCGTGGTGCTCGAGGTGGACGTCGAGGTCGTGGTCGAGGAGGTCGTCGCGCCGGTCGTGGACGTGCTGGTGCTCGTCGTCGTGCTCGTGGAGGTCGACGAGCTACTCGTGGAGGTCGAGGTCGTCGTCGTGCTCGACGTACTGGTGGTCGTCGAGACGGCCGTTGTCGTCGTCACCCGCCGCACCGTCGCGCCGACGTAGCTGATCGCCCCCGCCTCGGTAGCGAGGAGCGCGACGAGCAGGATGCCGAGCGCGCGGATCATTCCAGCGCGGCCTTCACCTTGATCTCGACGACGAACCACGCGCACGACGGCGTGTTCGTCGTGTCGTAGAAGGGGGTCTGGCCCGCCGCGAGGAGCCGGTCGGCGTCTCCCGAGTCGACGTCGACGAACGTCACCGCGCCGCTGCCGGTCGCGCAGGTCGGCGTCGACGTGGTCGAGATCGTGTCGCCGTTGGAGTCCTTGATCGTGAACGTCGGGGGCGTGGCGCACGTCCCGCTGACGCGGCACCCGACCTTGACCACTTCCGCGCTCGTGAACGTGATGATCGGGAACGGGATCCCATCGTCCGACGCGCTCGGGTTGTTCAGCACGATCGGCGATCCGAACACGCCCACGTTGTCGATCATCTGCTGATAGTTCGCGTTGGTGGGTGTCTCGTAGGGGCAGTAACAGGCGTCGATCGTCGACACGCCCGTCCGGGTGTCCGTGTGGATCGCCGCCGACGGGTCGCAGTTGCCCGGGAACGAGGAGCAATCCGCCGCCAGCGCCATGCGCCCACAGCCCAGGCCGAGGAGGAGCAGCAGCAGCACGGCCAGCCATCGTTGCGTCATCACAATCAGCCTCCCAATCCCGAGCCGCCGAACCCTTGATGGCCGAAGCCCATGCCGCGCGGGCCGCCGCCGTCCGCGACGAACGTCACCAGGAGATGCCCGAGCACCCGCGTCCCGCTTGACGCGACCGCCTGGAAGTCGAAGAAATCCCCGGCGTCGAAATGGACGCTGTCCGTGTCGGCGTAGAGACGCGTCCCGCCGCTCGCCGCGGAGACGGTGAGCGTGTCGTGGCCGTTCCGGCGCAGCGAGAACGTGTAACTGCCGTCGAACCCACCCGCCTCGGATGAGATGAGGGTGAGGTTCGAGAACGTCCCCCCACGCGCCATCGGGGTCGCGGCGCCAGTGTGGAAGGCACCCGGCGCGAGGCTCTCCGCCTGCTCTTCCTTCGAGGCGAACGTGTTGAAGACGGGAGAGCCTTGCGCGAACACCATGTAGCCGTTGGCGTAGCCTGGATCGCCGAGGCTCCAATTCGGCCCGCCGCCCGTCAGGGCACCCTGAAAAAGCGAGGGGTGCCACATACTCTCCCCGGTCGCGAAGAGGGTCCACACCTCGGCGGTCGCGAACGCCGGATCAACCGGGATCAGCTCGATCCCGTACCGCGCTTTCACGTTCGTGGCGCCAACGAGCGACAGGTTCAGCGAGAGCTTCGCCACGTCGTCGAGGTTCGAGACCGTCACGCCCGGGAGCACCTCGTCATCCGGCACCGGGGCGCCGAGCACCGTCCCGCCGGCGAACAGACTCAGCGGATCACCGATCGCCGTGCCGTCGGATTCGAACACGACGGACCCGCTGCACGGCCCCTCGAAGCTGTACAGGCAGCCCGCCACCTGGCCGACGGTGCAGTCGAACGGAAGGTAGGCGTAGGAGCCGGCGCCGTTTAGCAACCCCGAACGCCCCGCGCCCCAATCGCCGCGCCAGACGATCATGCCGTCCCCCACGCGAGCGTGCTCGTGAACGAGGCGGCCGCTGCCTGGACACCTCCGATGACGAGCGGGACGCCCTGCGCATCGCACGCAGTGATCTCCAGGCAGACGAGCGTGCCGGCCGCGACAAGCAGGCTCCCGGTGGATCGCTTCGACGACACCGTGGCTTGCTGCACGCTGGTGTCGAAGAGCCACTGGATCTCGCTCCGGTCGAAGCGGACCTCGAGCTCGGGGTGCGACGTGACGAGCCCGCCCGGCTGGATCGTGACCACCCGCCACCGCATGCCGTAGGGCTGCGTATCCAGCGGCGCGAAGGTCACCACCTGGTAGGCGCGCACCGCCAGCGCCGTCAGCTCGACGTCGACCGGCATCGGCGTCGCGACCTCTTCGGGGCGGAGGTACTGGAACTCCTGCGTCGGGTCGAGGGACGCGTAGATAACGCCCTGTGGAGCCCCGACGGGGAGCCCGTCACCATACGCCCCGTCGACCGGGCTCGGGCTGAAGAAGCCGCCGCCGACGACTCCGCTTTCGTCGAGGATCGTGGGGTTCTCGGGCTCGACGGGGGACACGCCGCCGGCAAAGTCGCCGGGGTAGTCCTCGGCCTCGAAGCTGAGCGCCCCCTCCTTGTCCTCGTCGATGGCCGTGATCCGGACGCGGCGCTGGTTCAGCCCGACCGATGGGTCGGTGAGCGTGACGACGTCCATCGGCTCGAGCAGCACGAATCGCCAGTCGAGCTTGAACGAGTAGACGTTCCGGACGACCACGAGGCGAGCGAGGCGTCGCTCCGCATAGTCCTGCGCCGCCTGCGCGTTCGTGAACTCGTGCCGGGTGTCGGGTTCCTGCGCGACCAGACCGACCTCGGCAATCGAGGCGTCGTCCTTCGCCTCGACGATCTCGACGGCGTACCCGTTCGCGGCGTTTAGGAACTCCGCCCGGACGTGGTTGAAGAACCCGTCCGACTTGTAGTCCCCTCGCACGTCGGGGACGATCGGCCGGCGGGCGATCAGAACCGCATCGCCACCCTTCCCCGGCAGGAACTCGTCGAGTGTCAGGTCGTACCGAACGCCGATGTTGGCGCCGTCCGTCGTGGCGCCCGGGTCATCGGTCGGCGTGAAGGTCACGCTCGTGAACCGCTCGCCGACGGCCCCCGTGCTGACGACCTCGACGTCCCCGTAGGGGATCATCTTGAGGCGGCCTTCGCTCCAGACGATCGCCGTGTTGGTGATGTCGGCGAGGTCGCCGAGAATGTCCGCCAACGACCGCTGCGAGTCCCAGAGCGGCGAGATCAGGATCTGGTTCGCGCGGCAGTAGGCCGACCACGAGTCGCGCATGTCGGCGGCGTCGAGCTCGCTGTCGTGGAGCCGGGCGCCCCACGGCGTCGGATAGCCCTGGAGCAACGTCGTGAACGGTGCCCGATCCCAGCCAGCCCCGTGCTTCGGATTCGTGAGCAGGTCGAGCAGGATGCAGGCCGGGTCCGCGTCGAAGATCTGCACGGCGGACGTGGTGTCGTACGCCTTGGCACCGATCGCGTGGGTCGCGGCGGTTGTGTCGCTGGTGCCACGCGTGCAGTCCGTCAGCGTTGTGCTGGTCTTCCCCGAGTAGGTGATGATCTCGCCGTCGAGGAGCACCTCGCCGCTGGTGGGCAGCATGGCCGTCGACGCCACCGTGAGCGTCGTCGCACTGGCCGTGGCGGCCACCGTCAGCGTCGCCGCGGCGTAGATGTCGCGGTACTGCTGGAGCCCGCGCACGGGGAAGTTCCAGTTCGGCAGGCTCGCATTCGAGCCGAGCTGCATGTTCTGGCGCCCGACGCACGTGATCCCGATGTAGTTCTCGTTGGTCTCCGCGACGTAGAGATCGCGCTGGCGCTGGAACGGCCCGCCGGGTCGGAGGCTCTGGACGTTCTTCCAGGCCCCGCGGATGTAGTTGTAGACGACCCGCGCGACGCCGCCCGTGGCGGGCCCGGCGACGGTCCCGATAGGGTTCGTGAGGAAGCTCGGGCGGCCGGTCTCCGGTGTGTTGCCGTCGGGGATCTCGTCCCAGTTGTGGAAGCGTGTCGGGCGGAAACCCTTCTTCGTGTCCTTGTCGTCGCCGTCGTCCGCGAGCTCGCCATCCGGGTCGCCCTTGATCGGCGACTTCCCCTGGTCGTTGACGACACGCCGGACCTTCTTCGTCTTCCAGACGGCGGGCGACCACCCATCCTCGTCCTGCGGCTTCGCCTCCGCGCCCGTCTTGTCGCTGATCGTGAGCACCTGCCGCCCAGGGGTCGCGCGGCCGAGGGCGCTGAACTGCTGCGGGTACGTGCACGGCACCGCCGCGTCGGCCGCCATCGGCCCTTCGCAGAGTCCGAGGAGCGCCGAGACGACGTAGGTGTACTGCACGAACACCGACCGCCCGCCGCCCTTGCTGCTCGAGGGGCCGCCGCTATGCGGGATCGCCACGAACCAGCGGGCGTAGAACAGGTTCCCGGCGATCCGGAACTCGCCGTACCCGAGCGGGATCACCTGCCCGAGCGACGACGACGAGAGCCGAAGCTGTCGTGCGGCCTGGGGCTGTCCCGCGGACGGGGCCTTTGCACCTTTCCCCACAGCTACACCGCCTCCGCGATCGCGCGAGGGGTCACGGCGCAGACGAACGGGCCTGGGGTGTCCCCCATGAAGGCGTCCGTCTCGCAGACGCCGCGCTCGGGGATCGCATGGATGACGAGCGGCCACGCGATGACGATCGCCGCGTGGCACGGCGCGCGGCCCATTCGGAAGAGCGCGATGTCGCCGGGCTCCGGCGTGCCGGGCTGGGGCACCACGTGGGGTGCCAGCGAGTCGAGGTAGCGCCCGTCGCGCGCCGCCCACATGCGAGGATAGGGGCGCGGATCCGGGATGTCCCCGAGGCACCCGGCGGCCTGCGCGCCCCGCACGATCAGCATGAGGCAGTCGACGCCCACCCCGCGGACGTCGCCCTGGTGCACGAACGGCGTGGAGATCCACGTACGTGCCTCGGCGACATAGGCCCGCCGGAGCGCCTGCGCGGTTGACGGCGCCGACGCGTCGGGCGTAGCACCCGCCCCATGCACATCCGGATCGTCGCCGCCCTCGCCCTCGCGGGCATCTTCGTGAGGCCGGTCACCGCGCAGGAGCGGTGGCGCGGCTGGATGAAGGACCAGGTCCACGGGAGCCGCGCCACCATCGTGTTCCCCGTGACGACCGAGGAGGGACCGAACAAGGTCCGCGGACATGCGACCGGCCTGCGTCGGTACAAGCTCGGGCCGCGGGGCACCTTCGAGGGCATCACGATCCGCCACGACTTCTCGCTCGATCTCGAGGTCGTCACGATCGCGCTCAGCCTCGCCGGGTACGGCTGCGAGCTCACGAAGCAGCTCCCCACCGGCACGACACTGCCCCTTCCGATCGGGACGCGGCTCCATGGGAGCTTCCATTGCGAGACGGCGTACTCGGGTCGCTTTCGTCTCCGACGGGTGCGGTAGGGATACCATCTCGCCTACACCGCCGAGTCCGGTGGGGGCACACGCGCCATGCCGCCAAAGCGCGACCCGTTCGTGTGCACCGTGTCCCCGCCGATGACCTCCGTCGTCGTGTCGACGAAGTTGCCGAACTTGGTCGTGCAGTCGGCGAGCGTCTTTTTGCACCCGGCCTGCACCACGAACGTGTCGCCGGCCGCGGGCACGCGCGGGAGCGGCGAGAGCAGCGTGAACTCGGTATAGAGCCCGAGCGCCGAGACGGACCCCTGGACGCTCCGCATGAGGCCCGCGAGCGCCCCGCTCGTGAACTGCAGCGTGCCGAAGCGGAAGTAGTTGACATAGTGCCCGAGCGCCGTGTCCGTCGGGTAGCTGGTCGTCCCGACGACGATCACCCCAGGCTTCCCCGAGGGCGTGATCGTCGACACCTGCGCCGTCGCCTGGAAGGTGTACCCACCGAAGCTCGCCGTCTTGGCGACGCCACAGAGCGGCCCGTAGAGATCAAACGGGCAGTTCGCCTGATAGATCCGCCACGGCATGCCGACGGACGCCTTCTCGAGCGCGCTCTTGATCGTGAGCGGGGCGCGCGTCTGGCCCACCTTCGCTTCGGTGAGAAAGCCCGCGAAGAGCGTCACCGCCCCAAGGCTCGTGTCGCCCGGCCCGAGGTCGCCCCGGTTCGCGATGGACGCCGCGAAAGGCGCCGTCGGGGGCTGCGCGAGGTAGAGGCGGCGCATCGTGCAGTATGCGCCATCGAAGACGCCGGCCATGATGCCCTCGGAGAGCCCGAGCCGCGGGGTCGAGCCGCCCCCGTCCGCTGGCGGGAGCAGCTCCGTCCCGTCGAGGAAGAGATCGACGTCGAGCGAGTCGACCTCCACGCCGATCACGTCCCGCCGCGTGCCGCGCTGGAGGAGCGGCGCGGGATCCGGCACGCCGGCGGCGTCTACGTGGAGCCCACCGGCGTACACCGCCGCGGCACCGCCTTCGGGCTGCGGCTTGTAGAAGGGAACGTCAAACGGCTGGTCACACCACCGGAAGGTCAGCTTCGACGGATGGCCCAGGCCCGTGAGCACCAGGTCGTAGAGCTCGACCATGTACAGGGTCGAGTTTCCGGAGCTCGGGTCGAGGTACGCCTTCAGCGCCGTCGTCGTCTCGGTCGTCCCGCGCCACGCGTGTCTCACCGCCACACCGTCCGGAACTCGAGCACCTTCGCTTCCCAGCGATCCTCGAGCATCGTGTGGAGATCGAGCTGGTCCTTCAGGAACCGGACCTTGTAGTAGTAGGAGAAGTCGGCGGTGATCGCGTGCCCTGAGCCGGGTGCCGAAGTGAAGCGGATCCACCCGTCGTGGGGCGTGTTGGCGGTGTAGGCGGTGGTCGGCGTCCCGTCGATGCGCACGGTGATCGTGGAGCCCGTGTCGATCCCGCCCACCGGCTCGGTGCGACCGTTCATCGTGCGGACCATCTGGAAGTCCGTCACGCTGGCGGGCGTGCTCGCATAGATCGTCTGCGCCGAGACGCGGTAGTCGCTGGCGTCCCGGAAGAAGAACGGGAGCCCCATGCCGTACTGCTGCATGGCGAAGGCCCAGAGCGTCTCAAACTCGTTGTAGGGTGCGGTCTTCGCCGCGTTCCGCATCGCGGACCGCTGGTCGCGGAGCGCGTTCACGACGAACTTGAACTGGTAGTGCGGGTACGCCCACCGGACGGCGCGCACTTCACGACCGGTCATGGATTCCAGCGCGGTCGTCTTGTGCATCACGCTCTTCGTGACGTCCCAGGCCGTGATCGGGAAGCCGGTCCAGACGGCGGACGCGGAGAGCCGCGGCATCACATTCGTCGCCATCTACCGCCGCCCCCGGAGTCCGTGGTTCTGCCGCGTCGTGTGCTTCCAGCCCTGCTCGGCGATCGCGAGCCCGTTGTCCTCGATGAACTCGCGGGCGCCGCGCCCGTCGATCATCTGGAAGCTGTTGTGCTGCTCGAAGTGGTTGAGGCCCACCTCGGCGAGCGCCCCAGTGAGCGCCGCGCGTTCTTCGTCGCTCCGTTCCGCCATCGCGCCGCCGACCCGCGACCCGAGGCGCTGGGACGCGCGCGTGCTCGCGACGACGTCATCCGGGAAGGCCGACGGCGGGGCGCCGGTGACGAGGATGCTCCGGAGCCCTTCGGCGAGGTAGGCCGGGAGCACCATCTCCTTCGCGTGGAGCTTCGCGATCATGTCCTCGGGGACGTCGCCGCCCTTCGCGAACGCGGACATGAATCCAATCCCGGCGCTGATGCCGACCCCAAACGGCGCGCCATAGACGGTGAACATGGATGTGATCGCGCTGAACGCCACCCGAAGGGGCTGGTTCATGATCATGACCTGCTTGATCTGCTGCGTGTCCTGCACCGGCATGACGCCGCCGACGGGCGTGGTCTGCACCGGCTGCTCGGCCGTCGTGGAGATCGTGCCGCCCTGGGACTTCGTGGAGAGCGTCGCCGAGGAGCCGACGATGCGGACGCTCTGGATGCCGCGGCCGCCCGGGCCGCCGCCGCCGCCCCCGCCCGCCGTGACGGGCGTGAACGCGGGCGGCGTGACGGTGAGGCCGATGGCCCCCGCGCCGGTCTTGTCCTTGTCGGCACCGGCTACCCCGCCGCCCGCATCGCCCTCGCGTCGCGGCCGTCCCGGATCCTCGTCGCCCTTCGGCGCGCCCGGATCCCCCGCCGGCCCCGGCGCCCCGGCCGCCGCGGGGACGCCCGCCGCCGCGCCCTCCTGCGTCGTGCCGCCCGTGGCGCCGGACGCCATCGCGCGGACGCTGTCGGCGATCGCCGCGGGGAGCACCATCTCGTCCTTGTGGACCTGGGCGAGCATGTCCTCGGGGACGTTGCCGCCTTCCTTGAAGGAGCCGAGCGCCATCACGGCAGCAAAAACCGCCACGGCAGCAGCCGCCCCGAGGATCGGACCGACGTAGGGCACCCCCGACATCGCCGAGTAGGCGTTCGCGGCGGCCGTCTTCGCGGCCATGAAGACGTCCTTCAGGTTCGAGGCGCGCTTGATGGCGATTCGGGCCTCTTCGCCCGTCGCGGTCGCGGTCGTCTTCGTGGTCTCGCCGAGGATCCAGCCGGCGACCATCTTGGCGACGTCCGCGAGCGCCGTCCGCACCATCTGTGCGCCGGCGACGGCGAGCTCTTGCCCGACCCCGACGGCCGCCGAGCGCCAGGCCTTCCGCCACTCGAACGTGCCGGCGACCATGTCGGCGATCATCTTGTCCTGCGCGCGACCGATCTGCGCGAAGGTCTGATCCGCCTGATCGGCGAGCGCCTGGAAGTCGATCGTGCCTTCCGCGAGCGCATGCCCGGCTCGCTCCGGTGCGGGCGTCTTCGACGGGGCAAGGTCGACGGCCGTCTTCCCCGCCGTCTGCTCCGCGACGGCGGCCCCGCGCATGGCGGCGAGTTGCGCCTGGCGAACCGGGTCGTCCGTCAGCGCGCCGATCTTGTCGAGCGCGGCGACGACGATGTCGTACCGCTCGTCCCAGTATTCCTTCAGCGCGATGTTCGCCTGCGCCTCGGTGATCCGCCCTTCCCGGAAGTCGGCCTCCCGGGCCTGGCGCTTCAAATCGAGGGCGGCGAGGGCTCCATCACGCTCCGCGTCGATCCGCACACGGAGCACGTCCTTGCTCTCGTCCGCCGCGGCCACCTCGGCGTCGGTCTGGATGTCAATCTGCTTCTGGTACTCCTCGGACCGCTCGCCAAAGAGGAGCTTCGCCTGCTCCGTGAAGCCGCGGATGATCTCGAGCCGCCTCGCCGCGTTCTCGCGCTCGACCTGAAGCTGCCGCTCCTGGTCACGGAAGAACGCTTCGCCGGCCTCGCTGATTCCGCCACCCCCGCTGTCCGGAGCCCCTGGGATGACGAGGCGCTTCCGCGAGCTCGCACGAGCCGCCGCCGCGTCTGCCGCCGCGATGTCGGTCGGCGTGGCGGAGGTCTCACCGATCTCGCCGCCGCTCTGTCCGATCGGGATGCGCCCCGTCCCTCCCTGCCAGGGCGGGGCCGTCGCCTGGGATTGCAACCCGGCGAGGTAATCGTTCACGCCTCCATGAACGGCTCCCGTGGTCCCGAGGAGGGCCGCACCCGGCAGGCCGCCCATCGCGTACCCGACGCCCGCGCCGGCAGCGGCCTGGAGTGCGGACCCCGCCGACGGGGCGTGCTCAATGATCCACGAGAGCGCGTTGACGATCTTCGTCAACGTCTCGACCATCTGCGGGCCGCTTCCCGTGGCGAAGTTCGCCGCGGCCGTGATGAGCCCCTCGACGGCGCCCTGGAGCTGCTGCACGCGTTCGTCGGGAATCGCGCGCGCCATGTCCGAGAACTTCACGACGGCGTTCTCGACCTGCGTCGCGAGGCGGTTCAGGAAGTCCGGACCCCCGAGCGCGTGCGCGAGGAACCCCTGCCAAGCGGAATCCGTCGTCCCGAGCGCGTCCCCCAGCCGGTCCGCCGCCTTCGCCGTCTCGGTGTCCATGACGACACCCAGGCGCTCTGCGAGCGCGGCGCTTCGCCGAATCTCCTCGTCTCCCTGTCGGAGGAGCTGGAAGACCGTCTCGGCACCGCGCCCGAAGAGCGTCTGAGCGGCCGCCGCCTTCTCCGCGCTGTCCGGATAGGCGTCGAGAGCCCGGCCGACGGCCAGGATCGCGTCCTCGGGCTTGAGGGTCTTCAGGTGCTCGATCTCGGCCGTCGTGAGCTTCAGCCCGCCGACGAGGGTCCGGTTCGCCTCCGACCCGGCCTCGCCCGCCTCGACGAGCACACGAGACAGCGTCCGGTAGCCCTGGAAGAGCGGCTCGACGCTAACGCCCGCCTGACGGGCCACGAAGTCCAGCCTCGAGACGGAGTCGGCGGTCGTACCGAAGCGACGCGCGAGGTCGTCGAGCTCGCCGCCGCGCGACACGACCGCGCCGATGGACCCGGCCCACGCCGACTCGACGAGGCGTGCACCGCGGGAGAGGAGGTCGAGGCCCTGGTTGAAGACGACGATCCCGGCGCTGATGCTCTTGATCGCTGACCCGGCGGTCGACGCGGCCGAGCTCGCCGCGCGCCCGATCCCCTCGAACATGGTCTTGAACTGGACTTCGGCCGAGGTCGCCGTCCGGGCCCCGTCCGCGATACCCTGGAAGAGGTTCGTGATCGCCGTGTTCGCGGTGGCCGCACGCGCCGCCTCTGAGATGCCCCTGGCGAGGCCCTCGACCCCCGCACGGGCCGCCTGCGAGCCGTCGGCGAGGCCCTGCCACAGGTTCCCGATCCCGCGGGCGCGCTCGGCCGTCTGCGCGGCCGCGGTGATCGCTTCCGCGAGGCCCCCGACTGCGACCTTGGCGGGCTCAAACTGCCCGGTCGCGACACGCGCGGCGTCCGCGAGACCCGCCCCCATGCGCTCGACGCCGGTGGCGATGGCCGTTGTCGACTCGCTGAAGAGCCGCTGTGAGGCGGACGCCGCCTCGCCGATCGCGGCGAACGAGGTCGCGATCCGGCCGCCCGCTTCCTGCGCGGCCGCGGCCGCCTGCGCGACGGCGACCCCGAGGCCCCCGACGGCGGCCTGCGCGGGCGTGATCTGCCCGACGATGAGTCGCGCCGCGTTGGCGAGCTCCTGCGCCGCCTTGCGAGCCGCCTCGCCGACTTCTTCGGCGGACGCGGTGATGCGGACTTTGACCTCGTCAGCCATGGCCTACGTCGAGAAGCCCGCGGCGCCGAAGATCCGGGCCACTTCCTCGGGCGAGTACATCCGCATGGGCGGCTCGCCGGTGGCCGGATCCGCCTCGGGCGGCATCTCGAGCTCGACACCAAAGCCACGCAGCACGCCGGCGACGGCCTCCGGAAGCGGGGGCGTCCCCTGCCAGTAGCGCGCGAGCTGTCGGTATCGGGGGAGGGTCATGGTCGCGTCGATGTGCTCCCACGTCCACCCCGTGGCGGTGACGAGCCGCGCACGCAGGACGTCCAAGGTTACGGGCTGCCGTCCTCCGTCGTCGTCGCCGGGGGGCGCTCGGCCACCCCGAGCCCGTTCACGCGCCGGACCGCCGCGAAGAGCTGCGTATCAAGCTCGACGTAGACGAGTCCGTTGCGGAACTCCTCCAGCGTGAGCTCCGGCGTGAGCCGGGCCGCGGCCCGCCACACGCACACGACCTGTTCCCGGACGAGCCCCCAGGACTCGGCCGGCGGCATCGTGGCCGCATTCGCCAGTTGGAAGCCGCAGACGAACCAGTCGTCCAGCTCGCCAAAGGTGAAGGGCGGGAGTGGCACCTCCCGCCCATTCTGCAGCGTGATCGTTTCCGTGCGCCCCGACATGCGCCCGTCCTTTCTGGAGCCGCCGCTTAGCGGTTCGTGCTGCTGATCTTGCCGACGCCCAGCGTGTCGTCGGCGAACGCTTCGAACTCGAAGTCGTGCTTGAGGAAGTCCTCGTTCGTGAAGGGGAACGTCAGCTTCGTGCCGACGGCCTTGTAGAGCTTCACGTAGAGCCCGTTCGCGTTCCGGCTGTTGAAGAGCGAGAGCGAGAACACCGGGGCCGACCCCTGGAGCTTGTTCTCGATCGCCACCGTGAACCCGCCGGTGATCGTGTAGGCGTAGGTGATGAGCACCGCGAGGCCGGTGTCGGCCGCGGCGAACGTGTACGCGCCCGTCGACTCGTTGACCGAGTATTGCCCGGTCGTTGGCGACGACGCGACGCGCTGCATGATCGTTGCCGTCGACACGAGGATCACGCCGAGATCCTCGACGTAGGTGCCACTCGACGGCACCGTCGGCGTCAGGATGAACGGCGTCGCCGGGATCGTGCCCGACTGCCGATCCGAGATCAGCGTCTGCCCGGTCGCCACGCCCGACGTCGCGCCGAGCAAGCAGGCGTCGTACAGGCCGAGGTTGATCTGCCCGACCTTCGCCTTCCCGGTGATCTTGCCGCCCGAGCGGCCGATGTCGACGGGGAAGTTGTTCTCCCCCATGAGCCGCTTGATGTCGAAGCCGAGATCCAGCGAGCAGTCCTGCAGGGTGCCGAACGGGACCGGCGTGGGATTCGATCCCGACGCCTTCGCGATCAGCCGGCCCGAGCCGAAGTGAAATTGCGCGCCCATCGCCTACTCCTCCTCCGCCCCTGGGGGCGCGTCGTGATCCGTGTCGTCGTCTGGTGCCGGGTCGTCGAGCTCGTCGGCGAGCGCCGCGAAGACCTTGCCGACGGAGGCGCGCGCCTTCGCCGCATCCCCATCCTCGAGGGCGGCCATCGCGAGCTCGCGCGCGGCGGTGATTTTCCCGCCATCCCGCGGCAGCAGGGCCAGCAGCTCGCTACAGGCCACCGCCACCAGCCCCCGGCTCATCGCCGCGTCGTGGTTGTCGTAGCGTGCGAAGAGCCGCGCGCTGGCATCCGCCACGGGGGTCCGTCGCTCAGCCATGGGCGGTCACCCCACCACGATCCGCACCGGCACGATCGCGACCGCATCCGTGCCGAGCGTGCCCTCGTCCGTTTCGATCTCGCCGGACACGTCGCAGCTCGCGACGAGTCCCCCGAGCGTCTGCTCGTCGAACCCTGCCGGGGGCGCAAAGGCCGCCACGAGCACCGCAATGCGCGCGGCCAGCAGATCCTGCGGCGGCGTGGTCGGATCCCCCGTGTGGGAGATGTAGATGTAGTAGCGGAGCGGGATCTCCCACTTCGCCACGTCCGAATTGGCGAAGGGCTCCACCGTCATCGACTGCGCCGCTTGAAAGAGCGCGGGCCGCTGCGAGGCGGGCACATCGGCCCAGTGCTGGAGCACTCGGCTCTTCGCGATCCAGCCCGAATCGGCCGAAGCGAGCGCCCAGGCGGCCTGATAGATCGCTGTGAGGTCGAGGCTCATGCACGGCCCGCCTCCGCCACGTCGGCCGCGATCACAGTCACGATCGTGTCGCTGAACTCCGCGAACGCGGTGCGGAGAAACGACCGCGCCGGGAAGTCCACCTGGCGCGTATGCGCCCGGACCGTGTGGCGCGCGCTCGGCGCGGCGGCAAGATACGGATCGTTCGGCGCCTTCCGAGCGGCCTTCCGGAGCGCCGCCCGGGCCCCGCGCGCCGACTGCCGGACGTGTTCCCGGACGTTCACGGTGCCGGTGAATCCGAACTCGTGGACGCGCCCGTAGACGAGCGTCGGCCCCTGAAAGATGCCGACCTCCGTCGTCACACCCGCATCGGTCGGGGTCGTCTGGGCGGTGATGGACGCCCGGAGATGCCCGGTGCGGTTCTTCAGCACCTGGCCCGAGAGCTTCTCCGACTTCACCTTCCGCTGGAGCTCGACCCCGAGTCGCGTCATCGTGCGGACGAGCCGCGCCTGCAGCCGGTCGGCGAAGCCTTCGATGGTGGCTGCGACTTCACGTTCGCCGCGGATGACGACGTCGAGCTTCACAGGGGCACCACGTTCCGGCGGCTCTGCAGCACGCCCGCGCCGAAGGCGGGGAGCGTCTCCCGCCAGAAGGTGATCACCTCGCCGGCGAGCTGCTTCGACTGGTAGTCGACGTGCGGGAACCGCTTGTGGGTCAGCACGACGCCCTGGACGACACACTCTTCGACGTCGGCCGGGACCGATTCAGCCCCTGCGACGTAGACGACGCGCACGTTCTGGATGCCACGCGAGAAGACGCCGCCACCACGGAGGTAGACGGCGCGCTCGTCAGCCACGAACCCCGGAACGTTCGCCGCCGTCGACCGGGTGATCGACAGGCCGTCGACCTGCACCGAGGCGACGTGCGTGACGGGCCGGTGGCGCAGCATGAGCGTCGCCGTCCCCGTACCCGGCGCGACCTCGATGTAGGTGTCCTCGAGGATGGGGTCGCCGGTCTCCTGGATGAACCACTCGGAGACGGCGCTGATGAGCGCCGAGAGGCGGGCATCGTCTGCGCTGCCGACCAACGCCGGCGAGAAGGCCGCCTTGACGTGCGCGAGCGTGGTGAGGTCACTCACTCGCGGCCTCGTCGCGTGCGGCCCGCTTCCGCTTGGGCGTCGATGCCGGGGCGTCGCCCTCGGCGAAGTCGCTCGGGTGCGCGATCCGGACCGCACCGAGCCGCTCGCAGTTGGCCTGCAGCGACTCGTCGACGTCGACACAGTGATCCGCGTCGAGCTCGCCCATGGAGGTCGAGCACACCGTCGCGGGGAACTGCATTCGGATCGTACGCATGATGAGGAATGGAGGTGGCCTGGCGGGGTGCGGGTCGTCTCCGTCCCGCCAGGCCGGGCATGACGCCTGCGATCAGGCGTCCTTGATGTTCTGGATCATCCCGAACGCGGGCGGGAAGTAGCACTGGAGCACTTCGCGCACGTACACGCCGGTCTCGTAGGAGCGCGTCCGGAGCGGCCATTCCCACTGCCGGTACTCTTCCTGCGCCTTCACCTGGAGCACGTTCGTGACGTTGCTCACCGGATACGGCAGCCGGTTCGAGGTGAAGATGATCGTGCCGGCCGGCACGTTCGGGTGGAGCTTCACGGGGATGTTGATCGCCCCGCCCATCGCGAACTTGTTGAGGTAGGAGCCGACGAGCGTGCCGCCGACCGCCATTCCCTGCGCGGTGCCGGGGTTCATGTCGCCGACGAAGCGGAAGAGCGGCGTGCCGCCACCCGCAATCACCTTCGACGTGATGTTCTGCTGCTCCTGCGCCGACACCCAGATGGTGTCCGGGGAGAGCTTCTTGTTGTCCCAGAAGGACTTGAGCGCCGTGTTGATCTGCGTGATCCCGCCGGCGGAGTCCGAGCTGAGCGCCACGTTGTCGAGCGAGGCCCAGTAGGAGCCGGAGCCCGACTTCGCGACGATCGAGATCAACCCGTCGAACACGAGGCTGTTGACCGAGCGGTCCGCATTGAAGGCGGTGCCGACGGTGTCGGCGAAGCCCGAGGCCGGGGTGACGGTCGAGCGCGTGGCCGTGATGGTCGCCGCGTTGACGGTCGTGATCTGGTTCAGGACTTCGGCGCCCGCCGCGCCACCCGCGACGCCGACCATCCAGGCGTAGGCGACCGCACCCGGCACCGCCGTGACGGTGGCCGTGGCGGAGCCCGTCGAGCCGGAGGCGACGTTGAAGGTCGCATCGGCCGACACCTGCGCCGCGCCGCCGTTGACGTTCGTGGTCGTGCCGCCATCCGCGGACACGACGGCGGTCGTGGTCGGGATGCCCGCGGTGAGCGACGCGACCTGATAGGCCGCGAAGCTGAGGGCGATGCAGCGAATGTGGTAGGTGCCGTTCGCGAGCGACCCACCCGTGGTGGAGCCCGTGGCCGCGACGGTCGGCGTGGTGCCGAGGGCGACCGAGCCGTTCCCGCCGACGATCAGCTTCTCCTCGCCGATCATGACGGACTCGAGGAGGATCTGTGCCTGAAGCGCCCGGAGGTCGTCGAAGCCGCGCGCGGCCATCTCCGCCTCGAAGGGCTGGGACGCTTCCTGGCCGAGCGTCACGTACGACGCGGTGTTCCGCTGCGACGTGATGCCGATGACGCCACCGCGGATACCGGCCGCGACGCCGAGCGGCACCTGGGCCGTGTCGACTGCCGTGATCGAATCCCAGTTGGTCGCCGTGCCGCCCTCGCCGCGCACGCGCGGGATGGCGTTCCGGAGCGGCGTCAGCACCGGGTACATCCGCTTCGCGGCGGGCTCGAGGTCGTAGAAGGCGAGGGCCGACGTGCTCGTGGAGGGCACGCCGAACGTCGCCTTGATGAGGTCGTCGGTGAAGCCCAGGCCG